TCTTATGATGAGTTGAAAAAGAAACTTAATGAAGTTCTTTCTGGTGATGCATTTGCTAGTAAATCTGCCGCTGAACTTGCAGCTGATGAGCCAGCTTCTATGTCTGCCCCAGAACCTGCTAAAGCAGCACCTGCGTTTACTCCAAAGGCATCGGCTAAACCAGCGATGGATGACGATGAAGACGTTATGTCTTACTTTGAGAAAATTGCTCAAGAAGATTAATTAATCTTCAGGTAAAAATAAAGGGGTCTTTATAAAGACCCCTTTTCATCATTATGCGTATCTAGATCTCGAATACGCTGAATAACTTGATTCGTTATTTCGAGTTGGTAGTTTAATAATTTGTTGAGTTGTACTACTATTAGAAACAGCAGTACTCACATTAGTATTACCTGTTGCTTTTGAGTTTTGCGCATTTACTTGAGCTTGATTGTCAGCATTACCTTTTGATGCGTCATAAACTTTAGCACCATTAGCGGACATTGCACCACCAGCAGCAACGAACACTGCCATACTCTTCCATGGGAAGTCGTTTAGGATCTTAAGTGTTTGGTTATCAATCTTTGAGAATAACTGCATCGCTTGAGCGATACTACTAATACCATTAGCTGCATTATTTAATCTATCTCCCATATCAGCTAATTTAGATAATTGATCAATTGGGCTATCTTGTCCGAATGTTAATAGATTAGAAATTAGAGTACCAAGACCAGAGGCTACTGACCCAAGAGCAAACGCAGCCAAAGCAGCAGAAACAGCAGTAATACCACCTGCTACTTTAAATAAACCATCCCCATCAAGGTTTGTTAAATGATCCAACCCCTTTGTTAATGAATCAAATCCATCCCCAATTGCTTGGAACGCTTGACCAACACCCCATAATGCTAAAGCAATTGCACCAAGTGCTAATGAACCTTTCAGCATCAATGGTAACATTTTACCCATAATGGCAATACCAGTTGCCACGGCAGCGATTGCCAATAAACCCTTTGTAATTGAATCAAAATCCAGTTGAGAAAAACTATCAAGTGCCTGTGTCATACCATAAAGAACACCAGCCATTAATCCCATAACAGCAACACCTTTTAGAACTTTAGCAGTACCAAATGCTGCAATACCATTGGCAATACCTTGCATAATTCCAAGAATCACACCACCAATTAATCCACCAACACCTTTACCAATACCTGATCCAAGAGAACCAACTGCATCACCAATACCCTTAACACTTGATGTGAAACCATCAAGCATTCCTGCCCCTTTTGAAGAGCGACCTTTATCTTCTTTACCACCAGCCGCAGAACCATTACCGCTACCACCAGTGTTCGCTGCGATTTGTGTTAACAATGCAGTTTGTAATTTTAGTTGATTTGTTTGTTCTATTTGGTTTTCGTGAGCAGCTTGTTGATCAGCTAGAACGTCAGTAGTTGATTGAGATACTTGACCTCTATCCGACGGGGTTTTTGGTAACGGTACTGATTTACCAGCATTATTACCACCCATTTTATTATTAGCATCTTGAGCTGATTTACCGTCAAGCGTTTGCCCTTGGTTAAGGGTATTCATTTCTCTATTTGATTTATTAACAGCACGTAATGCAGCTCTGCCCTTTTTCGTTGATGAAATATCATCATCCGAGGCACCAGCTTTTTTCATTCTGTCAATTTCGTCTTGAGCTCTTAACCCTCTATATAAAGAACTTGCATATTGTTTACCACGTGCTTTAACATCTGGGCCAGTATCACCCAATGCTGCTCGTTTTTGTACATAATCAGCTGCAGCTATTTTCTTATTGAAGATACCGCCAATATTAAAAGCACCGAATAACTTTTTACCGATCGCAGTCGGGTTCATGGCATCGCCAATATTTCTAGTTACGTCACGAATCTTATCACCCCAAGTTTTCCAATTCTTCATAGACTTGGATAACTCACTCATTTCCTTTAAACCATTATTAGATTGTTTTCTACTAATGTTTAAGGCATTCTTTTGTACATCTAGTAATTTCTTTAACTGATCAAGTTGAGCAGATTGAACTAAAGACGTTTTAGCATTCGCAGTTTGTGCTACGCTATCCTTAATATCAAGGAGTGTTTTTAACGACTTTTGTTGCAGGTCTACTAACTGTACAAAAGGTTTAGATTGTGTCGTAACTAATGCCATTTATGTTACCCTTTTTTGAGCTTCTATTCTTTGTTTTTCTTCTTCCAAATACTGCACCAGCATATGCACATATAATTCTCGTTCAAATGGTATCATCTCTTCAAGTTCTGCTAATGAATATTTATGATATTGCATCAGCGCAAAGTTCATTCTATAATAATTTTCAAGTGAATCATGACAAAGGTTTAAGAGAAAAAATTGTTGAGTCCCTCCAGGACTCTCTTATGTTCTCTACCACAGATTGGACAAGTATATTCAATAGTCGTTGACAATTTAGGCATTGTCTCGAAAAACTTTTGAATCTTTGTAAACTGTTCGCTTGTTAGATTATTAACAAACGTTGCTAATTCTTCTCTGGTTTGATCCTTTGCATAATATACGTCTTCACCTTGATAAATGAAATCAATAGAATCCATAATAACGCTGAAAATATTATCAACGTTTGTAGTTCCATCTTCATTTTCTAGTTTCTTAGCGATATCAATCGATGGGTATTTCATAACAATACCAACATCCCCGAAAAGGTCTATTTTGTTATTATGACCTTCTCCACGAATAATATCAATAGCATTAATATCAACTACTACTTTTGATACAGCCTTTTTGTTTTGTTCACCGTGATCAGTGTCGCACGGGAACAACAATTCAATTGTTTCGCCAACGGACTTTCCTCTGATTCTAGTGAAGATATATTCAATATCGAATACTGCTAAATCATCAACGTTTAATTCATCTAATACGCAAGATTTGATAACATTTTTTAATGTATCAATCATAACTTTTAGATCTTCTGATTGATGTGCAATTAATAGAGCCTTTTCCTCTTTAACAACGAACGGTCTATATCTAATTGTTTTACCTGTTGATGGGACTTTCAGGTTAAACGTCGGCATGGTATTAATAGGTAAAGCCATAATTATTCTCCTTTATTCATCTTATTAATCATTTTACTCAATTCAGCGGTGCTACCAACAAAAATTGAATTATTTGTTACTTGTTTAGAAAGTTGCCCTTTAGTTGGTTCTTCTAATTTCTTTTTCTGTTGGTGAATATCCATTAGCTGTTGATTCACGTCAGCCAATTGTTTTATCAAATTACCAACAACTTCAAACGCACGAGGATGTTCAGATTGTTTTGCAACCGTCAATGCCGTCTCAAGAGCTTCCTTACCTTTTAACAATAACTCATTTAAGTTATCTCTTGTTTTATCGTAGTCTGACTCTATTTTTGAAGATGTTTCTATAACTTGAACGTTAGATGGTTCAATAGTTATCACATCTTGTTTCATTGGTTCCATATCAAATATTTTTGACAAAGATTCATCAGTGTTCATTATTTAAACCTTAATTAAAATTTAATAGCTGGAATTCTAGATGTTACTTGCGAGAACGCACGCATACCTATTTGACCAACAGCACCAGTTGCAAAGTTACCAGCCTCTCCAAGACCTTTCTTAAGTCTTTCTTGGAATCCAGTAAAATCGCTAAAGTATTTATCCATTCCATCCTTAGTAACTTTCATACCATTTGGTAATTCCTCAACTTGCGAAGAAGTCCAATATTTGTATTGGAAAGTTACCTGTAGACGCATAGTATCTTTTGCCTCAGCATCCAAACCAATTGGAACAACTGCTTTTGGATAACATTCATACATATCAATTAGATATGATGTTTTATCTTGAAGGTCTTGAATACCAATAGTCATCTTAGTTGTGTATTCGTTATAATAACTAAACGTTCTATCGATTGGATTTTGAATAGCGTTCATCCAAGTATCAAAAACTTTTCTTACTTGAAAATCTCTATCAACGTGAAATTGTAATGTGATTGGTTCAAATAATCTGTCATATGCAATTTCACGTCCTTCGCCATATGAGCGATTAGTCGTGGTTGCATAACTAATACCAGGCAATGTTGCTTGTTCACAGAATAGTAAAATTCTTCTAGAAACAGCTGGGCCATTGGTTGGTGGGGAGATTTCAACAGTGAATCTATTGGTTCTAGATAAACCTTGCGTTTTAATCTCAGCAATAAAGTCTTTTTGTCTATTGCTTTGGTTTGCTTGTTTAGCTTGTTCTGAAATAGTATTAGCAGCCATTTATTTTAACCTATTAGCTAGTTTACGAGATTTATCCCAAATTCTATCGTCAGGTAATTTAACGAACTGTTCAACTGGTAATAAAACAGCAGTTGCCCATTCATATGCTCTAATTTCTCTAAATGTTGAACGAAGACCTGAGAAGCTATAATTATGAAATGCTGGTACAGCTGCAGAGAATTTTGACACACCCTTAATAGCTGACCATTGAAATTTAATTTTTGTCGTTTCGTCCATTTTAGGGTTTGTTTTATATTGTAACAGGCGAAACAATAATTGAATTCTCATCTGGTAAGGTAGGTAATGAAAATTCAACCCACTAAATCCATGAGTGGAACGTGCATATAATAACATGCATGGGAAACGATCAAAATACGGAATCGACTCTTTATACAAGGGGTCATATACAAACATGTACATTTTACCAGTTAACAAACGTGTAGTTAGCTGGGCTGGGTTACCCTTTAAAACAATCCATGGCGATTGAATCTGTTTCATCAAAATAATCATCTGCTGTTCATACCAAGCCTTAGACTTACGGTATGCTACTTTTAGGTCGTATTTGTTCTTCTCGAAAATATCGAGGGCAGCGATTTGAGCAGCAGTTCTTGTTTGAGAGATTACAGTAGGCATAACTACTATTTAGTTAAGCCAAGTTCATTCTCAGTTATAATCTTAAACACCCAACCCCTATCCCTAGCATAATCATTAGCAGCTTTCCATTTTGCTTGATTTTTCACAAAAGCGAACGACTCTGTTATGAATTTTTGAGTTTTTCTTCCTGGAAATTCTGGTGGCTGTGTCTGTTTAAGTGGTTTTATTTCGATCAAATAAACCTTAATTGAACCATCCCTTTGTTTTATTTTTATCTTAAAATCTATAAAATATCTATGAACTTTATCGTCAGTTGGACATCGGTAAGGTATAACCGTTTCTTCTGAACTCCAGCTAACTACTGATGGATTTTTATCGCACCAGATGGCAAATCTGGTTTCCCATGACGATCTCATTATGATATTAGATACATCGCCAGAGTATTTTTCTGGATGAGATGGTGTGAACTTTCTTTTATGTATCATAAATAGTATGGATATTGTAACAATTTATTTAGGGGAACCTATGAGTTTCGAAGATTCATTAGTTGGTGGCGCAAAATACGTTGGCGGGAAAGCAGCCGATGCTGGGCAATGGGCAGCTAATAAAGTAAACGAAGGATATGATAATATTAAAAGCGCAGTCCAGGCCAACATGGGTAAAACCGAAATGTTGGCTAAAGGTACAGCCGAACGATTTCAACAGAACAAATATGCGTTCGAACAACACTGTTATCCAGACGATTTGATGTCTGAAGCGTATGGTGGAAATTATGCTATTTTCTATATCAATATTAGCGATGATTCGAAATTAAAAGAACCCAATGATAGTAATGTTGTTACACTTGATCCAACTATGGAGCCCAGATATAGAACTAGTTGGGTCGGTGAAGCTATTACAACAAAACAATTAATTACCAGTTCAGGTCTGGCTGCTGGAGCAGAAGCATTAGTTTCGGGTGGTGGGTTTGGTGGTGCAGTTAAATCTGGCGCTGGTGCTACTATCGGTACTGGTGCCATTGGTTTATTTGCACCTGAAGGTACAAGATCCCTTCGTCGTTTAAAAACAGCAATTGCTTTACATATTCCAAATCAACTATCAGTACGTTATGGTATGCAGTGGTCTGAAGAAGATACTGCGGCAGTTCAAGCAGCTGCTGGTATTTCTGATGGGTTAGTTAAGGCATTACAGAATAAAGGTGCTATTAATAAAGCAGCGATGGTCGGCGCAGAAGGTGCTGCATCATTAGCGTTAAATAAAGTACCAAACGCTGGTGCTATTTCGGCAAAACTTGGTATTGCTTCAAACCCAAAGAAAGAACAAACATTTAAGGGTGTTGATTTCCGTAAATTTACATTTGAATATCAGTTTTTCCCAAGAAGTTCAGATGAATCTAAAAACGTTTTAAATATTATTGAAACATTTAAATTACATATGCACCCTGAATTTAAAACAGAGAATCAATTTATTTACATCTATCCTTCTGAGTTTGATATTACATATTACACCAATCATGTCGAGAACCAAAAGATTCATAGACATACATCTTGCGTGTTAGAAGAGATGACAGTAAATTATACACCAAATGGTCAATTTAGTGTTTTTAAAGATGGAATGCCGACGCAAATTAATATCTCTATGGGATTTAGAGAACTTATGCTTCTATCTAAAGAAACTGTTGCTGGAGGCTTCTAATGTACTTTAAAGAATTTCCTGCTTTTTTATACGACTTCAAATACGAAGACGGTACAACAAAAACAGAAGTAGTTAAAGATATAACACGAAATGTTAGAGTTAAGAAAGAAATATTATCTAATATAACTTTATACGACTACTACGATTTAACTGACGGTGATACTCCAGAAATTATCGCTGAAAAGTTTTATGGTAATCCAGAGTATCATTGGATTGTTATGTTGACAAATGACAAGATTGATTGGCTTGCTGATTTTCCTTTAACTGAAACGGAAATCACAAAACATATTGAACATACATACAACCCAACTTTAAATTCTAAAGAATGGTGGTTTGAGACTGAACCAGATCCAGCTGCTGGTCTTACTGATCAGGTTCTGTATTTTAAAATATATAATAATG